GAAAGAAGAGAATACTGCTTATGGGTATAACTCTTTAGGTGCGCTTACTACTGCTAATAATAATGTTGCTTTTGGTTATAACTCATTAGCTGCAAATACATCTGGAACATTAAATTGTGCTGTTGGTCTTAATACATTAGATGCCAATACGACAGGATCAAATAATACTGGTGTTGGTTACGGCGCATTAGGTGTACAAACAACTGCAAGTAATAATACTGCCGTTGGTTATCTAGCATTATACGAAAATACAACCGCAAGTAATCAAACAGCAGTAGGAAGACTTGCTTTACAAAATAATACAACTGGATATGAAAATACAGCCGTTGGAGCTTTAGCTTTAGATGCAAACACTACTGGCGGTTCATGTGTAGCTGTAGGTGTTAATGCTTTAAGTTCAAATACAACTGCTACTGAAAATACTGCTGTAGGTCATCAGTCATTATATTTAAACACAACAGGAATACATAATACAGCATTAGGAAGAGACGCTTTAAAAGTAAATACTACGGCTCATTACAACACTGCTATTGGAAGATATAGCATGGGAGCAAATACTACTGGAGCTAGTAATACTGCTGTTGGTACAAACTCTTTAAGTGCAAACACAACGGGTGATGGTAATGTTGCTGTTGGTTCTGTTGCATTAGATGCTAATACTACAGGTACTCAAAACGTAGCAGTAGGTAGAAATGCATTAGGTGCAAACACCACTGCCTCTTATAATGTTGCTATAGGACATAATACTTTAGAAACCAATACAACAGGTGCTGCTAATGTTGGTGTTGGTGATGGTGTTTTAAACGTAAATACTGGAAGTAATAATGTTGGTGTTGGTCATCGTGCAATGCTTTCAGGCACAAATGGCAACGGTAAAGTTGCTATTGGGTACGAGGCATTAAAGACTGCAACAGATGGTAGTTATCAAATTGCTATTGGTTACGAAGCACTTAAATCTACCACTACAGGAACAGGTAATGTTGCTATTGGGTATAGAGTAGGTCAGAACCATACCACTGGTGTTAACAACACTGGAATAGGTAGTACTGCTTTCTACAGCATTACTGAAGCATCTAGAAATACTGCTGTAGGTAATAGTGCTTTATATACTATTACTGATGCAGGACATGATAATGTAGCTGTTGGTTTTGAAACATTAAATTTAAATACTGGTGGTGATAATAACAGTGCTGTTGGTAATTATGCATTAAAAGCAAATACAACAGGTGTAGAAAATGTTTCTGTTGGTTCACAAGCTTTAGATGCTAATACGACTGGTTCAGGCGGTGTAGGAATTGGTTATCACGCATTAGGAAAGAACACAACTGCTAGTAGTAATGTTGCTATAGGTAGATACACAATGGCTGAAAATACTACTGCAGGAGAAAATACTGCAGTAGGTTCATATGCATTAAGTACAAGTTCAGCAGGTTCTAAAAATACATGTATTGGTTATTATGCTGGTAAAGATATAGATAATGGAGAGAAAAATGTTGCTATTGGTACTTATTCAGGATGTTCTGACCAAAATGGTACAGCAGATGGTCATAGGAATGTCAGCGTAGGTTATGAATGTGGAAAGAAGATAAATACTGGAAACGATAATACTGGTTGCGGTTATCAAGCGATAGCAAACCTCACAACTGGGCATTATAACGCTGCTTTAGGAATGACCGCTGGGGACGAGATAACAGATGGAGATAATAATACTATGTTGGGTTGGGCTGCAGGATCAGGTTCTTCTCCTTCAGGATCAGTTACAACTGGTAATAATATTGTATGTCTAGGTAATAATGATGTTACTAATTTATATTGTGCGGATACATCTATCTCATCTTCTGATAAGAGAGATAAAACTGATGTTGTTGACTTTACTAATGGGTTGAATTGGATTAATCAATTAAAACCTGTAACATATCGTTGGGACAAGCGTTGTTGGTATGACGACAACACCCCTGATGGTAGTAAGAAACGTAATAAGAAACATATTGGATTTTTAGCTCAAGATGTCTTAGCTATTGAAGGGAATCCAACGAATAAAGATGATATGTTAGTTGTCAATCTCAATGAAGATGACTCAGCATACGGTTTGAAATATGAAAGATTGGTTCCTGTTTTAGTGAACGCAATCAAGGAACTATCAGCAAAAGTAACAGCATTGGAGGCTAAATAAAATAAGGATATGCATGGGAGTATGATGGCGGTACAAAATTCAAAGATTTCATAAACAATGTCTTGTAAGGTTCAAAAAGTTGTCAACTTCATTGCTGTTGCGTCTGGCGCTGTATCTCTTGCCGTTGTCGGGAGCGGTTTATTTATATACTTACAAAGAGATCAACTTATTAATAAGGTTAAGTCTCAAGTCCTTGAATCAGTTACTGGATCACTACCTTCTTTAGTGGATACTAAAATGCCACAAATGACTGGTCCAGCTCAAGCAGGAGGAGCCGCACAATTAGGTGTAAAGAGTTTAAGTCTTCCTAAATAGTGGAGCAGATACCTGATATTAATATTCAGGTTACTCAGATAGGTACACCACAGATTCAGATATGGAGTCTACCTGTAAGACCTACAGCTCCTGAGGTTCCACCAGTTACTGTACTTATAGGTACCCCTGTAGTTGATATACCAGGTTGTGTTGAATTTCATCCTGATGATAAGAGAGCACAAAATTTACCAATAGAGGATAATAATGGTTTAAGAACGTTATGTCCTAATGGACACTATCCTAGTTTCAACGCTATGGATTATAGTCCTGAGGATCTAATTTATACAACTGCAGCGCAACCTCCTGCCTATGCAGCTCCACCTGCTCCTGAAACTCCAGAGACAGGGGTTCCTAAAGTACCTAAGAAAGAGGTACCATGCCCTGGTCCTAATGCTCCGCGTATAGGAGACGTTGCTCAGAATCAAAAAGAAAAGGTAGTAGGTTTTGAGTTGAATGAAGATAAGACAATTTGTATAACGTTATATGAGGATATTGGAGCTGTTGAACAGTATCTTCCATCAGCACAACTTGCTACCACTACTGCAGTTATTGCGTCTACTGCTGTTATTTCTAGTGTCCTTGCAAAACCCTTAGCTGACTTACTTTTGAAAACTGTAAAACCTGTCGTCAAAAAAGTTATTACAGCAGTTCAAAAGAAACTTGGTAAGGCTCCAAGAAAATTAACTATTTCTGAGATTCGTTCAAATCAGTACCGAGAGAAAAGGAGTCTCCCTCCTTTAAAGGAGCCGAAGAAGAAATAGAATGTGTATGCGGACCAACTACACCTGGAGGATTCACCAATATAACGTCTGAACAAATAACTGCTGACTTGGATTTAGGGTGCCAGGTTACTCCCGCCTTTAATAGTTCACCACAATTTTTTAGACGTGCTATTTCGAAATCTAATCTTTTATTGGCAATAAGCTGATTTTGCATGGCAAGCCTTGTGTCCACTGATTTTTTACATCTGGCTTGCAGTCCTCCATCAAGGGGTATTGAAATGGTTGCGGAAATTCCCAAGGACAAATTAAATTGATCCTTCTGACCTGTTCTTGTGGGCACGTAGTAGAGGATGGAGCCGGGATTATCGACGATGCCATCATTGTCGGAGTCAGAAACATCATATACAGGATCTTCATAATAATATTCTCTAGGTTTTTGAAAGCTATGACTATCAGTAATGAAGGGTGTGATATTTAGGGTAGGTCCTTGGCAACTGATTCCATCTCCGTAGGTGTTGGTAATGTACGGTCCTTGAAGAACCTGGATGGCTTGGTTGGTGACAGAACCTGAACTATTAGCAACAGGATTAGCAGTGGCGCTAACACCGCCAACGTCCGAAGAGCGTACTGCTGTCGGGAATAATACATTCGCATTTAATAAAACTAATAAAAGGTAGCTTAGTTGCTGAAAGTTGAAGTTGTGTCGGTGACGCTTTGGATTTCTGTGACTCTCTGGATTATTGTCTGATTGACCATACCAGGCGAGCGATATGATTCGGTAAATTGAAAGCTGCCACCAGGATTTACTATTGTCCAATCTGGTTTGTTTGCAGCGTCTAGACCCGTCCATGTAGAAGTCACACCTTGAAGCGTATTTGAATTGCCAGTTACCGCATCTGGCGAGATACTTGATCCCGAATGCTCAACTCCTGTGCCGGTCACAGTATACTGCCACCCTGTCTGATAATCAATTGAATTTATCGTCTCCGTTACTTTAGATGTTGTCTCTGTATGGCTGGTCATTCCTCCTTGAGTGAAATTTGGAATCACAGGAACTGCACCAGCTTCAGGTATAAACAGTAGTGATAAGACGGTTAATAAGCGTTTCATCGTAGCCTACTCAGTCTCCTATGACTACCTCGCTCACAAATTGTCCGGTAGCAGTGGTACCAGCGCCTCCACCGGTTATCGTAACCACTCCAGCGCTGGTAATTGTCCCTGCGAGGGTACCGGCAACACCACCAGATTGCGTTGTAGTATTACCAAAAGCTGGCATATCAGCTACCACACCAGAGGTAACATCCACACCACTACCTATTGCAGGTATTCCGTCTCCTTGAGTGAAACTTTCCGAAAAACTGAAAGCACTACCTGCAGTATTTACGTCGTAAGTACCTGCTTTCATAGTTGCAGCAGCTGTTGCTGATCCAATCGTCAATCCTCCAAACACGTCACTATTTCCAGAACCAACTTTAATGTTTGATCCTGAGACGGCGTAGGTTGAGCCAATTCTTTCTGCACTTGTTGCTGCTCCCGTGACCGATAGCTGAGTTGACGTTGATAGCCTATGAACTAGATCTGCCTTTACAGAAGGTGCAATAAAGAACATTAATAAGGGGATTAGTTTCCACATAGGACTAAATACTTCTTTGTCGCAATATAAGTTTACCTGAGGTTAAACTTAATACGTCTTGCTACTATACGATGACTGAAAAGGTAAAAGATTTTTCGGTAAAAAATGATACTGAAAAGAAAAAAGGTGTGTTTGGAAAAGTAAAAGATGCACTTATTCCTGATCAAGAAGAACAGGCTGCAATTATATCTACAGGGGTCAGAATTGTAGTACTTGGGTGGTCCGGTGCGATCTTGACGTTAAATTATGTTGCGATCCCAGGTGTACCTCAACAGAAAATAGATCCAACCTTCATCGCGTCAGTGTTCACGGGCGTTCTCGCCAGTTTTGGAATTGCTACAGCGTCTAAAAAAGGTGATGGAACGATGAAAATGAATGGCGATAATAATGGTCAAGTTAGTAAGAAAGATATGGAGGAAATGATTGCAAAAGCTGCTGCTAATTCTGCTGTACAAACTATTAGAATTGAGCAAGCTCCATTAATAATTAAGGCTGAAAATCCTAATTCTAAAGATGCTACAAAGTATCAGTTGTAACTAGATAAGGATTGGGTAATATACGGACAGCTTTTCTCTAAAATGTGTCATCTATTCATTGGGCATGGGTTTCCGTCACATCAAGATGTCATACATGGTTAAAAAGCCATCCTGTAGATGCAAATAAATTAACTGTTGAGGAGAAAGCTCAAGTAATGCCATCGCGCTCTATATTGCGCTGTAAGGTGCTTGATCGGAAGGATGAGCATACAAGGCTAGATATGCGCGGTTTAGGTGACTGGTGGGTGTTAGATAGTCATTGGAATGGGTTGTCTACCGATACTGAAGATAAGCCTTATGAAGTGGATGGAGATTTAATCTTTTTAAAAGATTTTCCTTACTACTACCAAGAGTCAGATAAGAATGATGATAGCCATGTTTTCACTTTTGCCATGTGCTTAAAATATCTCAAAATACCAGGTATTAACGGGGTTATGGATTATGTAGAAGCTGTTAATAAGCATGGTTTAAGTCGAATCAAGAGTTCAAATGTTAAAGCTTTAGAAGAATTTGGGATAAAGGCTACGTTTACCTACTCTGCTGATTCCTATGACATAAAAAAACAGATAAAAAATGGTCAACCAGTTGCTGCAAGTCTTCTATGTAGAGGAACACCTGAATATCCAACGGGTAAAACTCATCTTATAGCTATTACCGGATATGGAAAAGATTACTGGTTAGTTCAAGATCCATTCGGAGAAATGGATTTAATTAATGGACTTTGGTCTGATAGAAACCCTTTAGCGGGAAAGGATGTGCGTTACAGCTTTAAGGATATGAACCCTAGATTATTTGCCAGTGGTGGCGCATCTGGTTGGTGTTGGCTAAATTTTAGAGAGATCTAGATTAAGGAGAGCTATTCTCTCTTTGATGAGCAATTATTTTTTAAGCCATGTCTGACGCCCCGAAATCATTAGACGATCAGTTGCAAGAACAGCGTGAACAGTTAGAAGCACAAATTAAAGAGCTTGAAGCGCAGTTGATGCGTTCTAAAGAGGGCTATTTAAAAATTTTAGGTGCTCAAGAGTTCTCTGCAATTCAAAAACAACAAGCTGAAGCAGCAGCTAATGAAAACACTACCGAGGGCGTAGACCCCTAATACCATGTTGGGCGAGTTGAACAAAAGTCGATACCGAGCCCTTGAGTTACTAGCAGAGCATGTACGTGCTCCGTCTCGTGAACTCTCCATAGATGCAATTGTCTGTGATGTTAGTGATGAAGATCTTCGCTGGGTTACAGATCGAATCCATTATTATTTACTCAAGTTATTAGAGGATGCTGATTACGATCCAGCAGATGAAGAAAATATAACGATTATTGAGGAAGTAAAAAGCTAAGTTAATGCGTTTTACAGTTTTTTCATACGCGAAAAACTTCTGTGTTTCATTGCGAGCAAGACCTTCTCTCCAACTTAATTGTTCTTACTACAAATAATGCTCGACATAGATTTCGACAGTATATTTTTGAAGCTTGGGGATGGAAGTGTGCTTACTGTGGGGAGCAATTAACACCTGAAACAGCTACAATTGACCACATAATTCCTAAATTTAGAGGTGGTCAGCACATTAGAGTAAATATGTGTTGCTGTTGTAGTCCTTGTAATAAAGCAAAAGCTACGTCAAAGCTTGAAGATTGGTATACGGAAGAGAATGAACATTACTGCGAGGAGAGATTTGTTAAACTAAAGCAGTGGTGTTAGTTATTTAGTACAGTGGAACCTCAAAGAGATCCTTATGAATTTTTACGTGAAAGAGCAATGAAGGTTGCTGATGAAATGGAAGATCATAGATATGAACGTGATGTAAATGTTGGAAGACGAGCTATAGCTGGAGAAAAACCAGCTACTGTAAGGGAAAAAATGGACGATAGAATTATAACTACATAGTTAAATTAAAGGCCAGCTTCTCCACCATTTTGTTATTACATATTTATCCCCTTTTATTGGCGGTAATGCTTCATGCATAGTTTTATAATTTGGTTTTCCATCTCTATACAAATTATTCCAAGCTAAAAGTAGCCCAGTCTCTGGCTTAATTTTTAGATTTAAATGTTTAAAATAAGTTTCTCCGCCTTCTTCAACATGATTTAAATACATCATTGTTGTCCATGTACGTTGTCCCATCCATTCGCAATAAACTTTATGCTGCTTTTTCTCTCTAGGTGGAAAGAAATCCCAGTGTTCTTTATAATATTGTCCAGGCGTGTATTTTTGTGCTTGCATAGCTTCTCCGAGGAAAGGGTCTATCTCCATTAAGTCCTCTAATTTATTATCTATATCAAAGATTAAATCTGCTGGAAAAAAGTGTAGATCGGCTGTTTCGCTAGTTCTGTAGTCAGATGTGATTGCTTCATCTTTATCGTTTGATAATGTAGATTTCCTTGTAGATTTGTTTATACATTCAATTAATTCTTTGCATTCATAGTCTGTCAAAAAGTTTCTATGAAAGTGTATTTGTGTAAAAGGATAATTTATTCTTTCTGTTTTATGTATTAAGGGATTGTTATAGAAATGTTCGTAATCAATTGATTTTGGTGTTGATTTGAAGTTACAGAGTATAAGTAAAGCTTTGATTTCATTATCACTTAAATTATACATTTCTTTAAAAGTTCTTAAGAGCTGTTCTTTTGTTACTCCACATACTGCTGATCTTGTTAAGTGTTTTGCTATTTTAGTTAATTCATCTATATGCATTTGTAAGTTCCAATGCTCGTACAATGTATAAGTGTAACTATAGATGCATGTGGAGTTAATTGCTCTAAATTTTATATTGCTCTTTAGTGGGAGCTATGGGGTTAGTACGCTTCTACTTAAACGTAGTGAAAAGAAGGTTATAAGTAGGCGTTCTAAACGAGGAATTGCAGTGTCAGTTCAGCGCTGGTAATATATCTATAAGGTTCTAACTTTTTATGGATGCATTAGAGCTTCCGGTTGATGTTGAATTTTCAATTCATGCAGCTTCCCTTGCGATTCAAAATCTTGACCGTGCGGATTTAGAGGAGGCATTTATTGAGATGCTTCATCAAAAAGCTCTAGATAAGCAGATGTTTTTTAACATCATGAAGGACCACGGCATTGATGCCGATATTCAATTCAACATCTCCACTGTAGGACAGATTTCTTAGTACCATGGCTACTCGCACAATTGAAGGCACTCTAGATACACAAAGCGTTGATGCTGGTTCTGAGATTACTTATCTCGGTTCTACAGCTGCTAATAACCCTGGGGAGGCTGTTAGAGGCTTCCGTGTTAATCCTGGTGGTACAGGAGATATCAAGGTAACACTTGATCGTAGTAGCTCCATTAATACTATGGAGATCTTCCAAGAAGATGCTTATACAGCAGGCTCTGCTCCAAATGGCTATTCAAAATTTGCAAACATTGCTAGAGATGGAAAAGGTAAAGGAGTTGTAGGTGTAACAGTAACTAATGCTTCTAAAGACTATATTGTGTTACTTAAGTTAGATGGTTATTCTGGGGTAAGTTACAGCGGTAGCGTTGTCGTCCCATAAGAATCAAAAACTACGTACTAGATGGAAGGAACATCCTTTTTTAACTAGAAAAGGCATAAATTTAATAAAAACTCATTCATTGCCCCGTACCCACATAGGTATGGGGCGTTATGCTTCTTATAAGGAATATGGTGAAGATATATGGCGTATTGGATATGGAAGTAAAAAATTAGAAAAGAGATGGTTATCATCTACAGATAAAGCTACTGAAGAAGAGATAGACATTCAGCTAGAAGAGGATTTAAAAGAGTTTTCAGATTTAGTAGCTAAATATGTATTTGTCCCTCTAAATACTAATAGGAAGGCGGCTATTCTGAGTTTTGCTCATAGTATTGGTATTTCTTCGTTTAAAACTTGTCGTCTATTAGAGCTAATAAACTCTTCTGCTGGTAAAACTAAGATTATTCGTGAGTGGAGCCCTTATATTAATCAAATTTGGCTGTCTGGGGGTGATCTGATGAGAGATAGACGTCGTGTTGAATTGGATACTTATTACGCTGCAGATAAAGAGATTCCCACGTTAGTTCCCCATCGTTGTCGGGTGAAGAGATGTCTATTAAATCTCCCTGAGACTTATACTGGGGTTCCCAATCAGTTGAAAGCAATTGAATATCTTGAGAGAAAGTTGTCTGAGTGGGACCCGTCTGGTGAGGTTCTTCGCCAGTTCTTTCGATATTGGACTCAGAAGCCCACTGGTCTAGGATCTCCGCCGCCTTAGGCTCATAGTGTTTAAGCATGTCTAGAGCGTCTATTAGTTGTAGTTCTGGGGTGTAATTGTCTATTAAGGTTTCGTACTGCATGATGGTAAAGCCTTTGATTGACGCTTTAGTCCTATTTTAAGCAGTACTAAATAGCCAATTAAGTCCATAATGACATCTTCGTCTTCACCAATCAAGCCTGCACCTTTTTGTATTCTATTTAATTTATCGTCGATCCTTACTAATAGTTGTTCAACTGCACTAGCTTTACTAAATATACGAGCTGGTTCAAGTGCGGAATTACCATATTTCTTATTTTTATAGAGTAAAAGTTCCTTAACATCTTCACAGATAGCTGCTATTTCAATTTGGGTATCGGTCATCTCTAACATGACGGTTAAAATCTTAATTTAGCAGATAATTTTTCCTAGATTAGAAAATATCTCTTTAAATCTCTCAGTTTGATCAAATCCAAACTCAAGACTGGGTAAATATATAAAATAACCCCAAAACATAGGTGATTTAAGAGTAAATAATTTATCTCCATGAATAGTATTTGCTCGGTCAGTAGGTATACAAACTGGAAAATCCCACATTTCGGGGCATGTTCTCATCATTTCAGGGTAAAGAGTATAAAATAACGCTTCTGGTATGTTTCTTAGTTTCCATTCTCTTACTAAACGCCTAAACCATATGACTGAAGGGGCTTTTGCCGCTGTTCCAGCTTTTACACTCCATCTCCATGTACCTCTTTCTTTATTAAAAGAACAACGACCAAATGTAGGTGGAAATAAATATGTTTTTCCTGTCCAAGGTTCTTGAATATTTAAACCATCTTCTTCTAATGTATATATTTTTTTAGCTCTTACAAATTCGACGTTTGCAGAATGAGTGGAGCAGGGATCGAGATCAATATCTCCTAGTAAGGCATGGATATAGGGTAAATATTCTGCTGGAGTTATCCAATCATGATTGAGATGAGCTATACGTCCTAAGACGAATTGGTAATTAGCCCAACGTAACTTTCTTTTATTCTTCACATCATTTTTACAAAGTCAGCTCCTTCGCTGTCATGTTTGTAATGGATTAGTTGCATTTTCTTTTGATCTTGAATAATGAATAGTGATTCTTTTTCTGGATCAATCTGCTCAGCTCTTGATATTGCCTTCTGCATTACCTCTGCAACTCCCTCCATATCTCGATTATTGAAGTCATTAAGTGCATTTATTAAGTGTTCTACTGTTAGGTAGAACATACTTTTTTTCTCTGGTGCATCAGGAACGTAGACCATTGCCCCAGGTCCTTCTTTTTTATAGAATTCGCTATAAAACTCACACATGTCTGCACATATGCGTTCGATTGTTAGTTGAAGAAGTTTTGCTTCATCTTCACTAGTTACAGTTCTTAGAAGTTTTTTGAGGAGTTCGTTTCGTCTACTTGTCATAGGATTCTCTATCTGATTAAGTTTATCAAGCTTTTGTTTTATCACCAGTCTTTTCTTCAATCTCTGGTTTTTTCTTTAATACAGATTTGATGAGATGACCTAACCCTGATTTTTTTAATGTCTCTAGTAATTTTGGTAATGGTTGATAAAGGACTACTGCTTTTTGCATATTTCCTATTTTTTTAATTAGTTTTCCGTTTTCATCTCTTAGTTTTGTTAGTTCCCCTTGTCGTATTAAGTATTCTGCAACGCATCGGTACCTACGTTTCTCTGCCAAGTTGATTTCTGGATAACGATCACAAATGGTGCTTGTTCTCATATCACTGAAAGTAAGTCTGATTTGGTCAGCTAATGAAAGTCCTAGCATTAGATCAGTTGTGCTTGTCTCATAATT